TTGACGCTGGCGCTGGTGTTGTTTCTGCTCGGCGGCATTCCCGGCTATCCGCCGCTCGAGGTCTGGCGGGTGCGGCTGGTCGCGCTCGGACTGGCGGCGTATACCGCCGCCGGGTATCCGTGGCCATGAAGACCACGGCCTCCGGGCTGCGGGCGAACCGGTTCGTGACCGTGCAGAATCCCGGCGCGCCGACGCCGGATGGCGATGGCGGATTCACGCAGACCTGGACGAATGCGAATCCGCCGACCGTCGGCGCCTGGATCCGCGCGAGTACGGGCATGACCGAGCGCACCGTGGCCGGCACGGTCACGGCCAACGCCACGCATCTCATCACCGTGCCCTATCACGCGGCGATCACCACGCAGACCCGGCTCGTGTCGGACAAGGGGCAAACCTTCTCGGTGACCGGCGTAACCAATCTCGACGAGCGGGACATCGAACTGCAGTTGCTGTGTACGGAGCTGGTGCCGTAATGGTCCGCCTGGTGCTCGACGGCGTCGACCCGTGGATTCGCGATCTGGTGCAGGTGCCGCAGACCGTCGCCGACGAGGCGCACGCGATCATCTATGCGACGGCCGCCGAGACGGTGCGCGATCTCTCGAGTACGGGCCTCTATCCACCGCGCGATCCGAAGAGTCGATCGCGATTTCAACCGCTCAATACGGTGTGGTCGGTGGAACCGGCCGACAAGGGCCCGCTGCGGCCGCGCGCGAAGGTGCGGCACTTCGAAATCCTCGCGCAGTGGTGGGAAGACGGCACCAAGCCGCGCGTGACCAAACGCGGGTGGAACCGCGGCGCGATGCCCGAGACGCCGACCGCGGTGCCAATTTTCGTGTGGCGGCGGCGGCAGATGAATGAGGCGCTGGTCGCGCGACTGCAGGCGGCCGGGTTCACGGTGACCAGTGGCTGACAGCTCACTGCTCGATGCGGCAGTCGTGAACCTGCTGCTGTCCGACAGCACGCTGATGGGCCTGCTGCCGGACGGCGTCTACTTCGATCAGGCCACGCCTGGCGCGCAGCGCTACACGCTGGTCACGATCACCAGCGCGCCGGATCTGTCGATGTTCGGCGCGCGCGCATTCGAGGGACCGATCTATCTGGTGCTCGCCGTCGTCCTGTCGGTCACCGGCGGGAACGTCCAGGCGGCCGCGGCGCGGATCGACGCGCTGCTCGACGGCGCGACCGTGAGCGCGACGGGGTATCGGTCGGGCGTGCTGCGGCGGCTGACGCGCATCCGGCACAGCGACCCGGACGCGCAGGATGCCAGCCACCGCTGGCAGACGCGCGGCGGCGAGTATGAGTTGGTCGTGGCGTCGATGAACTGAACCGGGGCGACGTCGGGGAACCGATCAGCAACAGAGGGACGAAAGGCAGGGTAGACACATGCCGCCAGTGGGCGGACGGATTCACGGGTACAAAGGCGAAGTGTTGATGGATCCGACCGGCGCGTTGCCCGGCACGCCCGTGCTGGTCGCCAACGTGAACAAGTTCACCATCGACATGCCGCGCGATCTGGTCGATGTGACCGCCTTCCAGGACACCAACAAGCAATACGTGCAGGGGCTGCAGGATTTCAAGGGCACCCTGAATTTCTACTGGGATGCCGCCAACCTGGCCCTGATCAATGCCGCCATGGGCACGGTCGCGGTCAGCTTGAAATTGGTCCCGCAATCGACCGACGCCACGGTCTTTTTCTCCGGCAAAGCGTGGCTGTCGGCCTCGATTGACGTCGACGCCAAGGCGGCGGTGACCGGGACGGGCACGTGGGCGGCGGCCGGCGCCTGGACGCTGACCGCGACCTAAGCGCGTGATCCTGCGCGGCGTCACCGGGCGGATCGAGTGGTGCGAAACCCTTGCCGCCGCGGTGGATGCCTATACGGTCCGCAAGACGCGCGACGATCCGGTGTTCCGGCTGACGGCGACGCTCGCCACGGTGGACGCCTTTCGCCTGGCGCAGCGGCCGCTGCGGTTCGTCACCGGGCAGGTCTCGTGGCCGATCGACCGGTTCGACATCATCAACGGCAGCTTCACGGCGACGCTGGGCGACCCCGACGAGGACGTATGAGATCACGGTTTGTCCGACCCGAGACCAGGCGGCTGGAGCTCACCGACGGCGACTGGATCACGGTCAAGGCGCGGCTGACGGCCGGGGAGAAGCGCGCGATGTTCGCGCGGATCTATCGCGTGATCGAGAAGGCGGACGGGACGCCGCAGCAGATCCCGGATCTCGAGCGGGTCGGGTTCGCGCGGCTGTCCGCGTATCTGGTCGACTGGAGTCTCCCGGAGTTTCCGATTCGCGGCGTCTCGGTCGAGGCGCTGGAATCGGCACTGAAGAATCTCGAGGACGACGATTTCGCCGAGCTCCTGGCGGCACTCGATGCGCATGAAGCGCGCGAGGCCGAAGCCTTCGCGGCGCTAAAAAAAACGAGCAGTGGCGCGCCGGCGTCGTCGCCGACCTGGCCATCGCTCGTCGGTGCCACTGGCGGTACGAGTGGGTGACCGATCTCGATGCTGATGTCTATGCCGTGCTGGTCGAGGAACTGATCGCCGAGCAGGAGGCGACCGCGGAATGAAAGCGACCTTTGAAGCGGATTTCTCCAACTTCAATAACGAAGTGGATAAGTCCGTGACCAAGATGAAATCGATCGAGCAGGAGGCGAATCAGGTCAACGTCAGTCTGAACAAAATGGTTGATCAGTTCTCCGGCCAGAAGGTGATCGAGCAGGCGAACGCCATGGCGTTGGCGGTCACCGCCATCGGCGGGGCCAGTAAGCTCAGTGAGGCCGATCTGCGGAAATTCGCGGCGACGACCGCCGATGCCGCCGATCGCTTTCTCGCCTTTACCGGCAAGGTGCCGGTCTCGATGCAGGTCGCGTTGAAAGACATCAAAGCGGCACAGGATGCGAGTACCGCCTACAAAACGACGGTGGAGTCCTGGGCACCGGCCCTGATTGATGTCTCCGAGGCGATGGGCACGACCGGGAATGCGTTCGGGCAATTCAGTCATCTGCTCGCCGAGGGCGGCGTCCATATCCGGGGACAGGTCAGCGCCATTAAAGAACTCATCGACGTCGCCAATGCGGCATCTGGATCGATTGGCGCGTTCGGCACGACGGGATTGGTGGTCGGGACGGCGCTCGCCGGGTGGGAGCTCGGAAAGAAAATCGACGAGGTCGTACATCTCTCGGATGACGTGCAGTATCTCGCGGAGGCCATGGGCGGATTCGCACGGGAAACCGAGGTCGCTGCGGCGCAGCAGGAATTGCTCGCGGCCGCCTCGCGTATCGTGAAGGAACAAATCCTCAGTGTCGCGGAAGCCACCGAAATCCTCGCCGAGGCGCAGCGGGCGATGCAACGCACGCAGGCACCGGGAGAGACCGCCGATCAGATCAAGAAATGGGCGGGCGAGCTCGCGCTGGTCAATCAGTCGGGCGTGCTCAAGTCGCTCGAGGCCGATCTGAAGTCGCATAATTTCACGCTGCACCAACTCTCCGAGCTCTATCACGTCAGTGTCGAGGCCTTGCAATATTTCCAGCGCTGGCTCGCCGAGACCGATCGCGCCGTCGAGAAAAGTCGGAAATTGAACGAACAGCACGATCGCGAATGGCGTCAGCAGCTCAAAGATCAGGACGAGGCGCTCGCCAAACACGTAGAGGCCGTCAAAAAAGCCAACGAAGCGCTGTTACGCCCGATCGAAGGGGAAGGCACGAAAGTCGGAAAACCGTCACCGGCGGATCTGCTCGGCATCGGGCAGCGCGTCCCACAGTCGGCCCTGGACATGCTGCGGAAAGCGGGATTCACCGGCGGCGGCGTCGCGGGGCCGAGTGCCGAAGACCTGCAGAATCCGTTCACGCAGCTCGCCGAGACGACGCGGAAATTGAATGAGGAAATGGACGAATTGGTCCGCGCCGGCAATACCCGCAATGAAGCGGCACAGGCGCTGGCCGCCGATCGGAAGAAGGCGATGGACGTGTTCATGGCCAGCCTGCTCGCGGCAGCCAAGGCCGCCGACGAATTGACCAAGAGTCTGAAACCGAAAGAGGCCGAGACGCTGCTGCCGTGGTCGGGACTGGGCGTGAAACCGATCACCGTGCCACCGATCCGCGGATCCTTTTTCGACTACGGCCCGGCCGGGATGGGTGTCAATCAGCCGTTCACGAATGCGGAATACGAACGCCTCAACCAACAGATCAACCCGCAACTCAACAATCTGCCGCCGGTGCTGAATACGACGATCAACGTCAGTGGCGTGCTCGATCCGCGCACGATGAGCGAAATCACGGCGGGCGTGGGCAAAGAACTCGCCAGAAATCTCGGCCGGCAACTGCCGAACGCGTGAGGACTCTATGGGCACCGCACAAGCCTCGGATGCCGTCGAAAATGCCTTCATCGATCATGTCTTCCGCACGACGACTTGGGCGAAACCGGCGGCGCTGTACGTGGCGCTCTTCACCGCCGCGCCGAGTGACGCCGGCGGCGGGACCGAAGTCTCGAGCGGCAGTTATGCGCGCGTGAACCTGCCGCCGAGTGACAGCAACTGGACGGCGACGCAGGGCGGCACCTCCGGGGTGAGCATCGGCACCGGCGGGATGACCAGTAACGCCGTGGCGATCACCTTCCCGGCGCCGACCGCCGATTGGGGGACGGTCGGCTGGTTCGCGATCTTTACCGCGGCGTCCGGCGGCACGATGTACGTCTGGGACGCGCTGGTCGCGCCGCGCACCATTCTCTCCGGCGACCCGGCGCCGTCGTTTCAACCCGGCTCGCTG